TTGGTAATATGCGTAGTCATTTATATATGCCATCTATCGTTGTGTTTGTTGTTCTGATTGTAGTTCCCCTGCTCCAAATTGGTAAACGTCCTGCTCCCTGATTTCGATACCAACATACTTACAGATCTTAGCAATCAAAGCTGGCTCATCTGACAGAGGTAATTCGAAGTCTTGGTAATCTCCCTGAGATGCTGAGAACACAGGTTCTCCCGAAACAATCTCAACATACGTCCACTTTGGATCGATAGGGTACCGCACGTACTGTGCAAATATTGTCCCCGGTGTAGTTAAAGTTTCCGGGTAAACGTTAATTATATTTCCATAACCCGTAGTCGTAGCATTACCTAGCACGTAAGCTGGATATCCAGTAGAAGGCGAGGTTAGTGGCGATGACTTAAGGTAGAATATTTTATTTTGGTTAACTCTTTCAACCTCAACGATACCATTTCCTAAAACAATAGCGTAGGTACCACCAATGGTAGATTCTTTTGAAAATAAGTCAACCGTTATTGTCAGTGAGGTCTCACTGTTTACACTCGTTATGTAAGCGCTCTGCCCAGCCGTAACGCCATCCTTTGATGTGGATGAAACTAATTGACCTGCTGCAACTCCGCTTGTCACAAACGTTGCCTCAGTGTCATTAATTGTAAAAGCAGCATTCAGGGTTATAGCCCCTGAAGCCACAATCGTTGGGTAGTAGTTTAGTTTGTTGATTAAGTAATAGTTACTAGGAAGCGAGAATAAATTTGCTCCATTATTTATTAGTGTCTGTGTAGATGAAAATCCATCAATTACCTCAACCAGTCCTTTCGTTATGTCTGCATATCCCGTCCCAGATGTTCTCTGGTTTTCCTTAACAATCTGGTTGTTATAAGCATAGAAATAGTCTTCAAATACAGACATCTGCGCCTGCTGACAATACAAATTAAAGTCTTGCGGTGAGATATATCCGTAGTTGTTTTTATTAACTATCGCTAATACGGTGTTTCGTACTTCGTTTATTGGCATAATAATTTCTTTCTACAAATATAGCAAAAAAAAAACACCCTAATTTATTTAGAGTGTTCTTAGTGTATAGTGTGAGATTCTATTTAATCTTACCTTTAAGAAGCTTGTAGACTTCTAATCCATCATCACTCTGCATAAAAGAAGAGACAATAAAGTAAGGGTCTTCCCCGAACGGTACCGTTAACATCTTCTTCTTGTTGTTACTTAAGTTGTAGTAAACATCCTTGTTGTTGTTTCTAAATCCTAGCAACGTAGAGCTGAAAAATTGATGAACATCATCCATAAGTTCAAGCATCGGGTCATTAACCGTATCCAAGAATTCTTCAGGATTGTTTCTAGCGTAAACTAGTAAATCTCTTTTTAATTCAGGAACAGTCATATTCTTAACGGAGTTACCCATTAATACACGACAAATTTGAGTAAGCTTGACTACATCTTTTGTAATTTCTTTTGCTGAAATCTGAGCATCTAGTGCCGCTTCAACGCTTTCTAACTCTTGAGAGGCATCACGCTCTTTGTTTATTTCTTCAAATATGTTTCCATTGCTTGGGTGCAAGTGTAAAAACTTTTGTAATATTTGGTTTTCCTTTGAAACAGTCAACAAACCGTCTTCGAAAACAATAGGCTCTAAAATAGCATTACCATCCTGCTCATCCTCGAAAGGAGACTTCTGGTTACGCGCATAACGCAATGGTCTATTATTACCCTTAGCCTCGTCAAAGTGCAATAGAGGAGATCTCTGTGAGTGTCTAGAAGACAACATATATGACAAAGGAGCTTTACTCCCTTTCAATCGATAAGCTTTTGCTCTGTACTCTTGTTTTTCTTTCATTATGATATGATTAAATTTAATTTATAAAAATAGGGAAAGACTTGTCTTTCCCTATTAAATACTACTATTTACTTATGCTTGTTGGAATAAGAAAAAGTTGTTTGCACCTAACGTACATACTGCTCTTTCAGACAAGAAGTTTACCTCCATTGCATCCAAGTCACTTGTCGAAGCACCACCAGCAGAACCAGTAATCCAAGACTTGTAACGTCTGTCTTCAGTTTCTGAAGCTCTGTAACGAACGTGCAAGAATGGTCTCTTAGCGTTCTTACCTAAGACCTGGTCATAAACTGTTGTAGATCCAGCTGGAACTAAAAGTCCGTTAACTGCTCCTGCGTTTATACCACCTCTCATTGTAGGATCGTTCAAGTACTTCCAGTCAGACTTGTAAAAGTCGTAACCTCTACGGAAACCTGTAAAACCTAAGTTCAATGCCATGTCCTTGTCATTGTCAAATAAACCATAAGAAGTTCCACCATCTCCATAAGAGTTTTGTGAAGCTAACATATCGTCAATATCAAATGAGAACTGTCTGTCCACAAAAATAACATTCTCCTCAATAGATCCTTGCTTGTCAAGTCTCTGGATGATGTTATCAAATTGTGCCAAAGTAGTAGGGTTACCACCACCAAAAACATTTCCTCTATTTCCTACAACGTAGAAAATCCCTTCTGATCCAGATTCGTTCTCAGCACTAAGACCTGCACCTACACCTTGTAAGTAATCACCAGCTCCAGACGCTGCTTCAGCAGGAACTGCTTCAATCATCGCTGTTTCTAAGTAATCCTCAAAACGTAACCTTGTCTCGTGTTCAGATTTCAAGTACCATAAGTACCCAACTCCGTTATCACCTTCAACTTCTACCCATCCAATTTGAGCCATATCAGAACCAGAAACAGAATACTTGTCTTTGATGATGATTGGTTTGTTTTGGAAGAAATAGTTGTTAGCCTCTAAAGAACCTTTCATTCCTTCTACTCCCTTAGAGAATTCAGAACCGTAAACAAAAATGTCGCAAGATATTCCTGCATCCATAGTCTGACCAGCAGACTCATAGTAAGCGATTGTTACTACGTTCGGGTTTGAAGCCGTTGGAGCTACAGTAATGATACCCTTGTTCTGCGCAGATGAGTTTGAGCTATTGTCAGAAATCATAACCGTCTGACCTGCTCTTAAAGCTGCCTGGCTAGATGTTCCACCCAATGCTGGGTTGAAGTTCGTTGACGTGTTTGGAATAGTCCAAACTGCTGAATCAGCACCAACTGATCCTGAAGAAGTTACCGCTTGGTACTTCGTGTGTAATCTTCCTTGTTCTGTCCATTTGATAAGGTCAGATGTAGAAGGTAATTCAGCTCCAACCATTCTTAAGAATGATGCTACTGATCTGTTTCCATAACGCTCAAATTCCTTTTCATAAGTATCTGGAAGATACTGATTTAAGAAATCAAAGTTGCTTATGTAGTTTGTTGCTAATGGAGTTTGTTGCGCACTTGGCTGCAAGTCAAATCCCGGTGTTGCATTTACTGGCATAATTTTGATTTTGTTTTAATGATTAATTTTTCTTTGTACTCCTAATCTTCAAACCCCTTCCGCTGTCGTTACCTTTACTAGAAGGCCTAATCGTTATCCCGTTTTTGGATACCGTCTGTGACTGCTGCCTAACATCCATATTGATGTTCTTAGATTTCCTATTAGAGTTATCTAATGCAGAAGCTGCTCCCTGGTCGTAAAAATGTTTAGCGAACTTGTCAGGATTCATAGCAACCGATAAGGCTTTATGGTATCCCTTTGCGTCCATAATTAAACCCTCCTTGTCCATAAATTTGTTAATGAAATTATTAACATCAGATTGAACATTTTTGAGTTCATTTGTGTCGCCTGACTTGAAAGTAATATTTTTTTCACCAACTGAGAATTCAAAACCTTTGAACTCATTGTTAAAAACCGACTCGGTTTTATCTAAGAAATAGTCATACCTTTTTTTGTTCTGCTCCGTCACACTTTTTGAGTCCTCGATTGACTTTTTGTAAGCATCAATGTCTTCTTTTTGATTTCCAGACAACCCATTCCCACTTGACTCAAGAGGAACACCGTACTTATCTTTCTGCTCATTCAAAAACGTTTTAGCTTTCGCAAGTTCTCGTTTCTTCGCTAACCTTACTTTTCTAATATCCTTCTCATCATCAAGGTCTTCATCAAATGAAAACTTGTCTTCGATAATGTCTTGAATATCCTGAGCGTCTAAACCTTCCTCAGTCGATTCGTAATAACTAGCAAGTACAGCATTGTCGTCCATACTATCAATATCTCTCTGTAACTCATAGAAATCATTAATACCACGCCCAGTATCCTGCTTGTACTTCAAATACTTAGATACGTCTTCTGGTAAATCAACGTTTGCCTCTTTTTCCGCAAACAACTCATCAACAGAGAGTATATCCTTGTTATATCTATTCTTTATGTATGAAAGAATATCTTGTTCCTGTAATTCTTCTTTAACATTAGAAGCCTCTATGGCGCCTAAATCATCTTCACCTTCTGGATCGCTAGTGATCGTTGTGTCACTTGTAGCTTCCCCAGTATTAGTGGCTGTGGTTTGATTCTCTCCATTGACAAAACTTATTCTGTCAATACCATCATCTTTTTTGTCTTCCGGCTCATACTGCTCTTCGTGTTTTTTTAATAAACCCTCTTCAACTTCTGCCCTTGATTTTTCCTCAGCGTTTGCTTCTACTGCTTTTACTTTCATTTGATTTGATTTTTACAAAGTTAATACTTATTTTACTATTTATCTAGGGTCAAATTCAGCAAGGTCAAATCCATCTAAACTATCCTCATTTGACTCGAAGTTGATAGAAGGTAAGTCCCTCTTTTTCTGTTCGATCATTTTAGACGTTTGAGTAGACTGCTGGTTTATCCTTCCAGATTTTGCGTTCTCACGACTATCTTCCCTTGACTGTAAACTCTCCTGCTCAATACCTTTTAAAGACATTTGCATTTGAAATTCAGTCTGCATTAAGTCTTGTTTTAACTTAGCCTCCATCTGCAACTTCTGTATATCGAAAGCAACCTCCGCCTCCTTTACAGCTATCTTAGACTGAGTGTCAGACTGGTTTGTTTGCATAGCCAGCTGAGCTGTTGCTTGCTGCGCCTGCATCTGCATTTGTGCTTGCATCTGTTGCTCCTGAGCTTTCTGTTGTTGCTCAGCAACCATCTTCGCCTTACGCTTAACTTTAAGTAACTGGTTTGCCATTTTAAGATTTGCAATCTCACGAATATCAATAGCATCCTCAAGATTTATATCCTGCCTAGACAAAGCCATTTGTATATTCTGCTCAAGCATAGCCTTCTCCTCTTCGTCTGGAGCCATCTCTATAAAGATACCAAAGTCGTGAAGGTATAAATTTTTGATATCCTCTAATATACCTAAATTGTACTTACCGATCTGCATCGCAAACTCATCCTTAAAGTCTGCATACTCTAAAATATCAGAGGTTCTAATAGCTAAACATTCAGCCATAGTTCTAGTGATATATAGACTTGCATTTAAAATATGCCTAGTAGCCACGTTGGAATTTAATGCCGCCAACTTTTGAACACCAACCAAAGAATTAGGGTCAGGACTCGATCCATCCCTAGCTTCATTTAATCCAGTTACGGACCTAATCATATCTAGGTAGTGATTGTAGTTAGTAATTAGCATCTGCATCTTACTAGCGCCACTACTCGACGTTAACTGAGTAATAGGAACCTTTGCGTTGTTGTACTCCCCATCCTGGGTGTAACTCCTACCGATAACACTACCTGTTTGGAAGTATAATCTAAGAGCATCTTCTGGATTGTAAGCTTGACCGTTACCTAAGTCAACCTCGTTTAAACCATCTGCATCAATAAAGACACCATCCGGGACAACACGGGAAACTACCTGCTGTATTTTTAAGTGGGTAATTTGAATCAAGTCGGCAAAAGGAATCATCCTTCTAACCAAAGATTCTAAAGAACCCTTGTACATTTTTGGCGCACAAGCTATATAATTTGGATGAGCATACTGACTTGCTGATTTTGGTCTAACCATGTTTTCACCCAACTTCCATTGGAGCATAATATTAGTTCCCATAACCATAATACCATCATACCAAACATCAATTGTTTTAGTAACCCTTTCAAAACCTTGCTCTTCCATCATTTCTGGTGGAGGATTAAAATCTTCATCTCTTTCAGACATCTTGAACGTTCCGTCAGACATCTTCTTTTTTTTGTACACAAAGGTATGTGTGGTCTTGTAGTTGAAGTAAAGTAACGTTGCTGTCTCCTTAGAGAATATACTATTCTCGTGACCCTGCGCTGAGTTGTACTCGTCACACCAAGACTGGTTGTACTTTGAAATTTCAGCAAGGTCCTCGTTATCAAGACTTGGATCCACCTTTAATAACTCATTGATTGGAACCGTCTTAACCTCTCCCCAATAGAAGCAATCCTTAAAACAAGGGTCTTCAGTGTAGCTGTAAACCACATTTGCTGGATCTACATAACTAAGCTCAACACCTGATCCAGGCAGGAACATATGCTTACCAATACCAATCCCTAATGTTGTAATGTCGTAATCAATTCTTTTTCTAGTATCGTTGTAATGGTTTGCTGAAAACTGGGTATCGATAGCCTCCTCTTCCGCTATCTCAATTGCCGGCTTGTACTTCATTTGCATAAAAAGCTCTAACTCCTGATCATTCTCAGGAAGCTCAGACTCTTCAGTTTGAAATACGTCAACACCAAAATCTTTTTGTATCTGTTTTAGTAAAGGCCTTGCAATCATATCGCCCTCTACAATCTCTTGAAACTGGTTTCTTTTTTCGGCAGACAATGCATCCTGTGCAACAGCCTTAACCTTAAATAACCTGTCATTCATTCCGTTAACAACAACGTCAACGAATTTTGGAATAATAGGAACCGGAGTCCAGTCTAAGTTTAAATGACTTAAATCTCCATTAATAGCAAATTCATTTTTATACTTACCAATAGGTTGCTCACCCCTTGCATATAAACGCAGCTTATTAAATTCTGCTTTTTGAGAATAAAACCTACAAGAACCTGAGTCCTGTCTAAACCATTCGTATTGTATAGCTTTTCCAATAGAAAGTCCGTACTCCATTGAGTCCTTTACGGAATCTGAAGCAAACTGATCTGGAAAGGCAGCCGAGTTAACTTGTATTTTTATGTCTTTCATTTATTTAAGTAATTGACTAACTGAGTTCTTGTTATTATATCTAGCAAAGCTAATGCTTATTTTTGTCTTTTCTTGAGTAGGAGTATACAGGTGTTTTTGGTTTGCCATTATAGCTAAACCAGAACTAATAGAAGCATCAAACTTTGTTCGATTATTAATATCAAACTTAGCCCAATCCTCTAGTGTTTTCTGGAAGTACATAACCCCCATGTCATCACTGTCCCTGTAATTACCAGCCATATCAAGGCCAACGTACTTCTCTATATACGACTCTATCGCAGAAGCGTGAGACTGCTTTACGTCTTCACTTGAGTTAGGTATTCCACCAAGCTCTTTCTCTGTTTTAGATAATTTATTAAATGTCTTGTCGGGTCTATTTATACTAAATGCCCTGTACCCTCTGTTCTTGAAATGATACAAAAGTCGAGGTTTATTATTCTCAACCAGTATAGGCATCCCAAAAAATATGCAAGCCATCAACACCTCTTCGAAAAATATCTCAGCAGTCTGTGGTCTCGCTATGTACTCCAGAAAGAATTCATTACTTGGCGCGTTATCCATATTGAATTTAGTCAACCCGTGCAATGCACCGTTCGATCCCGTACCAACAACTACACCAGAAATGTCATATGAATCACAACCAAAAGACCCAATGTGTTCATTACCAGGGTACTTCTTTCCGTTCTTTATAATGACGTGATTCTGTAATCTACTTTCAGGTAACCAAGTTACGAAAAATCTACCTCTTTTATCGGGCGACCATATTACCCTGCTATCCTTGATACCGTTATGCCAGGAAAATGAACCCTGCGTCATATTTCGGCCCATTATAAGCGAGTCATTGTAGTCAATTTGCTGATATATTTTAGTAAGATTAAAAAGCGATTGCTTGCTCTCATCTCTAAATGCGTGTGATTCCGTTCTAGGAAACTGTCTATAGTATTCGTTTAATGCGTCCGGATCGTTTGCCAAGGAGTCCACCTCGTTTTGCCAGTAGTCAATTGCACCCTGTACAATCATCTCCCCGTCAATTCCCCTAACAGGCTTGTCTGGAGTTCTAAAAACAGGCATTCCAAATATGTCAATAAACCCCTCCATGTTCCACTCCATCGGAATGAACAAGTTAGACAACCCACTCTTTGTCTGTCCGTTTGAGTTACGATTCTTTGAGTCTGAATCTCCGTAAAGTTTCTTGAAGTTGGCACCACCCTTGTTAAGTGCATTCGATGTTGAACCCATCATACACTTACCGATAACCTTACTACCTAACCTTAGACAGGTTTTAGTAACCCTCCAGTTGTTTAGAATATTGTCAGGCCTTTCCCATTTTCCTGATTCATCGTGTACGAGTAATCTTAATTTCTCACCATCATAACTGTTGTCTCCAGTGTTCTTCCAGTCAATGGTAGTATCCAACCCTTCAAGCTCCTGCTCTTCAATTAGATACATATTCTTTTTTGTAATCTTGGATGCCGGAACCCTATAAGCTAATTCAGTTTTAGGTTTATCCATACCATCCTGGATAGGTTTGAAGAAGAACGGATAGTTGTTTGATATTGGAACAACCTTATCTGTAAACATCTTCTTTGCATCCGCACCACTCTTTGAAAGTATACCGATCCTAGCATCCTTTGTAATGGTACCAATGTTAGCACACTCCTCACTACCCATATAGGAAAATCCAGAACGTCTAATCTTTAGGTAGCAGTTACCAAAACTT